GTACTGGTGTGGCTGTGTTCAGCACAGCCCCGACGTTCACTACCTCGATCACCATGGGATTGGCAGAGCTCACTGAACCTGAGTTGGAAATCCTCGACGGTGCGACGATAACCACCGCTGAGACCGACACTCTGAGCGATGGAAGTAATGCCGACAGCTTGCATGTGCATTCTTCTGCGGGCATTTCTGGAGTTGATCTAACTAGCGACATAACGGGCAATCTTCCGGTAGGCAACCTCAACAGTGGTACAAGCGCGAGTTCATCCACGTTCTGGCGTGGCGATGGTGCTTGGGCTGCTCCCAGTGGTAGCGGTGACATTACGGATGTAATGGGCTGTGCTTCCGGCAATTGCGAAGATATCGTAGCCGGTGCAACTGACCAGCTTGATATGTCTGCAACTGACAGCACAGCGGGTGAGGGATTGGTTCTTCCCCAACACGCTACGGAGTGTCCAGCCTCGACCGATGCAGGTGCCATATGTTTAGAGGTCGATGCCGATACGATCTGGATTTCCGATGGAACGGCGCTCCGTCCATATCTACCAGCGGGTGCTTTCAGCGGTGATGCCACGGTATCCAATACGGGAACGGTGGCAATCCAAGCTAACAGCGTTGCACTCACGACCGACACGACAGGGAATTACGTTGCAACGGTTGCGGCTGGTGCAGGTATCACAATTGCAGAAGGGGATAGTGAAGGTTCGACAAAAACTGTGGTCGCAACCCTCGGCACGGCAATCGACAGTACGGAGATTACAGATAATACAATCCTTGAAGCTGACTTGAAGGTTGTTAATTCTGCCACTGATGAGCAGTGCCTGACCTACGAATCTACTGGCGTGCAATTTGAGTGGCAGTCGTGTGGTGGCGGTGGAGGTGGAGGTGAAGACGCGTTTACCGCTGAGTCATCTCCAGGCACAACGCCTACTGCTACAGGTACGGATGCGGTAGGCATAGGTGATGGTGCTGTTGCTGGGAATGCTACTGCTGATTTAGGCGTATTAGCTATTGGAGCTAGAAGTACGGCGACAGGAAAAAGCTGCATTGCTATTGGGGAAAACACGGACTGCACAGGAGCAAATTCAATAGCGATTGGTGGTGATGATACTGATTCTGCCTCAGCTAATGCACTGGCTGTTTCGAGCATAGCTATTGGGTATTCGGCTGAAGTAAGCGTTACTGGCTTTGGTTCTGTTATCGTCGGACCATACGCAAAAGCCACAATGGATGAATCAGTGGCTATGGGAATATCTGCTAAAGGCAATGGTCAGGGTGGTGTTGCAATAGGTTCTAATGCTAATGTCACTGCTCAAAATGCCATTGCAATTGGCATTAGGACTAATGCTACAGGAATAGGATGCATTGCAATAGGGGGTAATGGTTCTAGCACAGATTCAGCAGATTGTTCTGCTGCCGATAGTATAGCCATGGGGCAGCATATTCTAGCCGACGATATTGGCGAGTTTGCCTTTGCTAGCGGTGAGTTCGCAGTTCAGTCAGATGCTCATAGGTCTTGGTATGTCCTCCGCAACCAAACTACGGATGGAACTGAAACAGAGTTGTTCGCTGATGCGAGTGCTGGCGACATATCCGTAGGGTCTGACTGCTCCATGTCTGGGTTTATTCGGATCGTCGCAAGGCGCACCGATGCAGATGGTGAAACGGCGCACTACACAATCGAGTGGACGATAGACAACAACGCAGGAACCACGGCCCTCGTCGGAGCCGTCAGTGTGGTCACGGTTGCCGAAGACACGGCTGCATGGAGCGTCACTGCAACGGCTGACAATTCCAACGACGGCATAAATATCTTGGTCACCGGAGAAGCATCAAAGACCATCCGATGGGTTGGTGCTGCTGACGTGACATATGTGTGTGGATAAGAGGATATCATGAAAACACTAATTGTATTTATTACCGCGCTCCTGTTTAGCGCAACTGCATATGCAGCGGGACTGACAATTGATAAGTCTGCAACCAACACCGACCTGAGTGCGGTGACAGGAAGCATTACAATTGATGGGTCTGCGATAGGTGGCGGCGGATCACCTACGCAGGAGCTATTTGTTCCTGCGTTCCCAGGCTATGCGACTCAGACCTATTTAGATAAATATGCCGTTTGCCGGGCTAATGCGGCAGGGATGTTTTGTCAAATGGTATTTATAGTTCCCCATGACTATTCATCCATCACAGATGCAGTTATGCTCGTAATACCTCGTGCAACACAATCAACAGCTAATTGGGATATAATGACATCGTATGCTGCGAATGGAGAGGCTCATACTACTCATGTAACAGAAAATAGTTCTTCCACATATAACGTAACCAATTTGCAACTATTTGAAATTGATATATCTGGGATATTGGGGTCAATTGCTGCTGGTGATTATGTAGGAATTAGATATTCTCAAGGAACGGCAGGGCACAATGCGGATGTCGTTGGCGTTAGATTTAAATACTAGGAGGACGAAATGAAAACATTATTCTTATCTCTTATGCTTCTTCCTTCTATCGCTTTCGCAGGAGTTGCATCATTTCCACACAAGGAAATAAACCCTAGCCAATTATCTGACGAGTTGGTTGCTGCTGGATACACTTGTCGTATCGCTCAAGGCAATCGAATCATGGTTGATGGTGTGCTTGTTATGGATTCTGTAACAGGTAAACCAAAGACAGGTGATCCATATGTCCGAATAGCGTGCAACGAAGATATGACGAGTGAGGTTATAGGGCGGGTATTAAATAATCATGTCCCTATTGCTGAACCTGTCCGAAAGACATCCGAAGAACTTCGCAAAGAAGAAATACGTGCAGAGGCTACAGTCCTCTTGCGTGAGTTGGGGCTGATTGACTAATGGCTTGGTTCATGCACGAAGGTAAATGGCATCGCCACGCAATAATGACCCTATTGCTCCTTGCAGCCTGCTCCACTGTGGATACAGGTAGTGTGCGCCATGGCGATATGTCACGTGAAGATATACGAGAGATCATGACCGACACTGAAAGCCTCGGCAGCTTCCTCGATGACCTAAGCGGACTGACTGATGAGGAAAAACAGGCCCGCAAGGCTCTAGCCAAAGCTAGGAAGAATAAGTAATGAGCAAATGGCAACGTGATATGACTAAGACAGAGATACAAGAAGCCATGAAAGATCTACCAGACTTAGGTAGCTTCTTGGATGATCAAAATGAAGACTGAACAAAACAGAACGGTCACGGGCGGGGTTACTGGTGGAGGAGCAGCGGTCATCACAGTATGGGCGCTGCCCCAGCTTACGGACCTAGTGATCGAGAATGTGGAAGCCTCCGCCCTGACGGTAGCCTTTACTGCCTTGTTCAGCTGGCTTGTTCGATACCTACCCAGACCCGAATGACTTTTGATAAAATCGCATATCGCAAAGGCTATAAATACCAATTAGCTGGGACCTGTTGCTATGCTCTGTTAGTAGATATCAAGGTTGTGATTTCGACTGAGTTCATTGACCTTGGATCCAGCGGGGACCTAATTATCAAGTCAGGTTACGCTTGGGATGGCCCCTCTGGTCCGGCCATGGACACTAAGACTGCAATGCGTGGCTCACTTATTCATGACGCTCTTTACCAGCTTATGAGAATGAATCTTTTACCACAGTCCTTTAGATTGATAGCCGATAAAAAATACAGAGCTGTCTGTGGTTTGGATGGGATGTCTGCGTTCAGAAGGTGGTATCATTTCAGATTAATAAGACGTCTTGCATCAGGAGCTGCAAAGCCTCGCGCTCGAAAGAAGGTTTTTATTGCCCCCGTGCTTGCTGCCTTTGTTTTGATGGGCTGCGCAAGTTCCTATGCAGCTATTGGAGCTGCTGCTGCGGACAAGTCTGTTAAAGGAGCTTTATTCGTAATCTGTCGTGCAGGCTCTATTGGTTCTATCACAAGAGCTTTTCTCAGCGACCCAGAAACCGCGAAGGCTTGGGGCATTCTTTGTAATCGCAAGACCTATTTGCCCTTTGATTCCCATGAACCTGATAACCAGTAGGGAAGACTATGGTAACTTCTGGAACCTTTACATTTCGCCTGACCGTCGAGGAAATGGTCGAGGAAGCTTATGAACGCTGCGGTAAGAACCCCTCCGTTCTGACCGGCCATGATGCTGTCACCGCTCGCCGCAGTCTTAATCTCCTGTTTAGTGAATGGGCTGTCCGAGGTATCAACTACTGGACCCTCGTGGAGACGACCCTGGACATGGTGCAGGGTACAAGCAGCTATACCCTCCCTGCCGGTACCCTGGATATCTTTACCGCCGTGCTGCGTCGATCGAGCGTGGATACGACGATGGGCAGGATAGCCATAACCGATTACCACGGCCTACCGGATAAAGCCGAACAGGGACGCCCCACGGTCTACATGCTAGATCGTCAGTATACTCCCGTCCTCTATGTGTGGCTGACCCCTGAAAATTCTACCGACGATATTGTCTACTGGCGCATGGCCCAGATTGAAGACGTCACGCTGTCTCAGCAAGACGCTGATGTCCCCTTTAGGTGGACAGAGGCGCTTGTTTCTGGCCTTGCGGCCAAGCTGGCGCTGAAGTCAGCGCCAGATCGTCACCCGAATCTTCTCCTAGAAGCTGAGCGGCAGTTCAGTTTTGCCAGCGGCGACGAAAGAGAAAAAGCTTCACTAACCATTATTCCAGGGTGAGCCGATGTCCACCTATGCCTCATTGACACAAGACATTCAAGACTGGGCCGAGGACGATGATTCCGAGTTTACGGCAGAGATTGATAACTTCATAACCTTTGCAGAATCCAGGCTTTTTCGCGATGCTCCCTTTCTCCCAATTTTCAAAAGCACCGACACAGGGACTATGTCGACTTCCAATGAATCCATAACCCTGGCTTCCACCACCCGCACCATTCGGGCCATGACTATCACCATTTCTAGTTCTGAGGTCCCCCTTTATCAAAGAACAGACAGTTTCCTACGGGACTTTGCTCCTACACCCGGCGACACTGGTCAGCCGAAATTCTACAATAGGAACAGTGAAACAACCGTCATCGTGGCCCCGGTTCCTGACAGTGATTATGCTTATACCCTCCTGGTAACGAAACAGCCGACAGGCTTGTCCTCGGGCAACACGACCACATGGTTATCTGTCAATGTTCCAGATATCTTGCTCTTCGCCTGCATGGTTCGTGCTATGGGCTTTACCAAGAACCATGTTAAAAGAGCAGAGTGGAATGAACAATATCTCGAGGGTCTGAGTTCTCTTCAGAATGAAATGGGTCGCAACATGAGCAACGAGGACACTACGGGCGCGTAATGACCACCTATGCAAAAGGTACAAAGTCCAGGGCTATGTGCGATCGATGCGGGTTCGAGGTTCCGTATCTTGATCTCAAGCTCGAATGGACTGGGCTGCGTGTGTGTCAGAAATACGATTGCTGGGAACCAAAGCATCCACAGCTAGAACCTCGTTCGGTGGTCGATGCTGAAATTCTCAAGGATCCCCGACCAGACAACGACACTGAGGCTTAATTATGGCATCAACTGCATCAGACCTACTGAAGTTCGAAAAACAAGCCACTGGAGAAAATGCCTCTGACTGGGGAACCAGAGCCAATCGGGCCATGTCCCGACTGGAAGAGGCTATTGCCGATATCACCAACATAGTCGTAACTACGACGAACTACACCCTGGAGGATACCCAATACACCGAGCATGTGGATGGGAGCAATACGTCAGAATCTCACTGTGCGGCGGTTAAGGTTACGGGCGCTTTGACAGGTAATCGTCAGGTCATTGTACCGCTGAGAAACAAGATCTATTGGATTTGGAACGCTACTAGTGGAGCATATACATTAACAGTTATCGGTGCTTCTGGTAACGGCATCGAAGTCCCACAAGGGTTCCAGATGGCGGTCATCTGTGATGGTACCAATGTCGAAGCTTTAAGCATAGCGACGACCGAAGCCGGGGCCTTGGGTCCTCTTGCAGCTGATCTGGATATGAACGGCAAGAATATTGACGATACCGGCGGTAATGAGTTAATTAAATTCACTGAAACAGCCTCGGCCGTTAATGAATACACCATCGCTAATCAAGCCGCCGGGACCTCGCCTACCATATCAGCGACCGGGGGCGATACAAATATCGATGTGAATCTTGTCCCCAAAGGCACGGGCGTCCTTAAAGAAAATAATGTGGCTGTTGGGTTGACTGGGAAGCATGCTCTACCAGTTCCTGCCGCCGGAATGTATACGGCCTCTACCAATGGTGCGTCTAGTGGTTCGGTGGAAACTTCTTCCAATGCTGTCATGCTTCGTACATTTGACTTTGACAAGGATACAGATGAGTATGTTCAATTTGCCTTGCCCATGCCTAAGTCATGGGATGAGGGGACAGTAACAGTTATCTTTCACTGGAGTCATCCCACCACCACGACCAATTTCGGCGTGTCGTGGGCAATTCAAGCTGTAGCCTTCGGCAACAGTGATGCTCTGGACGCAGCCTTTGGTACAGCGGTCGTAGTTGATGATACTGGTGGCACGACGGATGATCTCTTTATCACAGCAGCGACGGCGGCGGTCACTGTGTCAGGCACTCCCGCCGCCGAAGACTTTGTTATTTTCCGAGTGTTTAGAGATGTAAGTGATAGTAACGATAACATGGCCGTGGATGCACGACTTCATTCATGCACCATCTTTATCACTACCAACGCGGGAAATGATACGTAATGATCCCCTTTCTTTCCAGCTCAATGCTTCTTGGTACGGCGGGCTCCTTTATAGCGGCTACTGGAGGGACTATCATAGAAGATGGGGACTTCAAGGTTCACACATTCAATGCGAGTGGAACATTTGAAATTACGAAACTCGGCGATGAAGGAACTGTAGAATACCTCGTTATTGCCGGTGGCGGAGGTTCTGGGGGGAATAGCGTAAATGGCTCTTCAGGTGGTGGTGGTGCCGGGGGATATTTAACATCTGCTGGTCACGTGGTTACAGTGCAATCCTATACAATCACGGTGGGTAATGGGGGGTCTAGAGGAACCACCATTAACAACGCTTCTTCTGGATCGTCGAGTTCCTTTGATACAATAAGCACGACAGGAGGAGGATCGGGTGGGTTTTTCTCCAACAATCCGAACGGCGGATCAGGCGGTGGCCACCGAGATACGGGAGGTACTGCGGTTTCCGGACAAGGCAATGCGGGAGGTAATAGTGCAGGAAGTTCTATAGCTAGTGGTGGTGGAGGCGGTGCTGGTTCGGCTGGTGGGAATGGAACAGGTCAGGGTATTGCTGATAGCGGAGGAGCGGGAGGAAATGGACTGTTCTCAAGTATCACAGGGACTTCTGTAAAGCGCGCTGGCGGGGGCGGCGGCGGAGACGTAGGTATTGGGGGTAGTGTTGGAAGTGCCGATACTGATAGTGGAGCAACTGCTGGAGCAACTGGTGGAAGTACAGCCGGGACTCCTACAGTAAACACAGGAAGCGGAGCTGGTGGTGGTGGGTCAACAAACGGTAATGTGGCTCAGGGTTTCGGAGCGCCAGGGGCTAGCGGTGTTGTCATAATCCGGTACCAGTTTCGATAAGAGGATAGTCAAGATGCTCGCAGAACAGTTCATCCAAAAAACTTCCGATACAGCGGTTGGCGCAAGTCTGGCAGCGGGCGGGACCCTGGGCTTCACGATTCAATCAATTGTGGAATGGGCCTCTTATGCCGTGACCCTGGGCAACCTTGTTCTGGTCGGTGGGGGCATCTACATTATGGTACTTAAATTGAGAAAATCAAGAAATCAGGATTCACCTAAGAAATAGGGAGCTAGAGCATGCGACGCATAATCTTATTTCTACTTTTTCTTGTCTTCCTTTCTTCACCCCTGGTGGCTGAACATCCCCTAAACCCTTGCGACATACTGACCGACTGGGAAAAACGCCTTTCAGAAAAATACGGAGAAGTTCTCCTTGGTAAGATGCGATCTGCAAACACTATTGTCCACATCTACGGCAACCCTAAAACTCAGACCTGGACTCTAGGCAACGTGATCATGGCCCCTGATGGCCCCATTCTACTGTGTGTCGTATCGGTAGGAATGGGCTATAGATTCCTTGAAAATCTAGAGACGGAGATTCTTGGTAGAGATGCCTAAGTATGGAAAAACATCAATGCGACGTCTGGTGACTTGTAATAGCATCCTACAGTTTCTATTTCAGGAGGTGATTGAGCGTCTGCCTTGGACAGATCCTAGTTCTGGCATAACCATTAAGGACTGTACGATTGTCTGCGGCCACCGTTCAAAGAAAGAGCAAGATGAAGCAGTAAGAAAGGGATTTTCTAAGGCCAAGTTTCCTAGCAGCAAACACAATATTATTCCATCAGAAGCTGTGGATGCTATGCCCTATCACAAGGCCCTGCCACACATTCATTGGAAAGATTTGGATGAAATGGAAATTTTCAGCAAGCTTGTTTTAGCCAGCGCCAAGGATCTAGTCCTTCCTATTCGATGGGGTGGAGATTGGGATATGGATGGAGTTCGAGTTGACAGGGATCCGGATGAGCGGTTCATGGACGGGCCTCACTATGAAATGTTGGATGTAATCAGTGACCTTAGCTAAGTTTAAAATTCCTGGGGGAGTTTATACCGACAATACGGACTATTCTACTGGTCCGTTCTGGACGGCTGCGGATAGAGTTCGTTTTCAACAAGGCCAGCCCGAACCTATTGGTGGTTGGGAAGCCGAAGCGGCCCTGAATGCAACAAACGGGACACCGAGCAAGTCCCTACCGTGGCAAGATCTCAGTAACAACGTGTTGATGGCCATAGGAACTGAGCAGTTTCTCTATATCATTAAAAATAGCACGTTATTTGATATCACCCCTGTAGACAACATAGCTTCATTATCTGGAGCTATAGATACAGTTAATACAGATAACACCGTGTCGGTGAACGATACCAGTCACGATGAAAAAGTAGGTGACTGGGCCGTTATTACTGGATGTGCTGCTGTGGGAGGTCTCACTATCAATGGGACCGTGAAAGTTGCGACGGTCGTTAATGCCAATAAATGGACCTTTGAACACGCCTCCGCAGCAACCAGCACCGTATCAGGGGGAGGCGGTGGTAGTATCTCAATCACCTACCTTTTAGAAACGGGAAATGCTGTGACGACTGCGGGATTGGGCTGGGGCGCTGATGTCTTTGGTAAGAATGCCGCTGGAGACCGGGCCTGGGGCGATGCTGCCACGTCTTCTGCCATTCAACTTGACGCAACTCTCTGGTCTTTTGATCTTTTTGGTGAAGATCTTATAGCTTGTCGTAGAGGAGGGCTTCTTTATCGGTGGGATGCTTCTGTTGGCACAGGAACGCGAGCAACTGTTATAGCTAATTCCCCCTCGACTAATTTGTTTGTTGCAGTTTCAACACCAGATCGTCATCTGGTCTCTTATGGGGCGCATGATGGAGGGGCTAGTGATCCCATGAACATAGCCTGGGCCAACCAAGATACCACCACGACTTGGACGGCTACCGCCACCAATACCGCCGGTAATCGCCGCCCACACCCCGGCGACAAAATGGTTGCGCAATGTAAAGTTAGAGATCAGATGCTGGTATGGTCAGATAAAGCCTTATTTGCTCAAATTTTTGCTGGTGACCCTTTTACCTTTGCCTTTAGGTACTTATCCTCTCAGTGTATCCCTATGGGTCAAAATGCAATAGTCTGTGATGAATCTAATGCCTACTGGATGGGTACAGATAACTTTCATATCTTTGATGGAGCAGAAAGGATTCTTAATTCCCCTGTCCGGGACTTTGTTTATGGTGATTTAAACAACAGTTTCACTGATATTATATTTGGTGGATTGAACCCTAGATTCTCAGAAGTGTGGTGGTTTTATCCTTCTGCTGCGTCTCTCAAGTTCCCCGACAAGTATGTCACCTTTAACACTATCACGAAGGAATGGTCCACCGGCCTGATGGCTCGCACTACTTGGAATCCCCCGGAATCCTGGCGCACTGTGCCATATACCTTTGGATCTGATGGAAAGTTCTATAACCAAGAAACCGGACTGAATGCCGATGGTTCTTCCCTGTCCTGGTCTCTTTCTTCAGGGGTGATAGAAATCCCCGATGCAGGAGACCAGTTGTTCTTCATAGACAGATGGGTGCCAGATATAGAGCAACAGACCGGAGATATCACCCTTACTTTATTCTATAGGAAATACCCTCGAGCCACAGAAAACAGCAAGACAGCGACCCTCGCGCCTACCACAGATAAGGTGACAAAGAGAATTCGTGGGAGACAGCTAAGGATTGGATATTCCAGCACAGCGGCCCAGAGTTTCGCTAAGATAGGCGATTTAAGGGCTGATTGGATGCAGGACGGCGAACGATGACTGCTGGCAGCAACATTGCAGCCCTGGGACCATTGGGCAGACCCCCTAAAGAATATGACCAGCAGTTCATGATCGGAATACTTGACAGATTAGAGCAAATTCATATCTTATTGGCTCAACCGGCTCAGACCGGCTATAGTATGTCGAATGTTACTGTGACAAGGGTTCTTGATGCTGATTCCACGTCGACAGCGGAAGTTGCAGACGTACTGGGAACCTTGATTGATGACCTAAAAGCCGCCGGGAAACTGAGTAAATGACCCTAGTTCCAACATTTCAAAACCTCTATAATCCTTTTGCTTTGGGCGAACAGGGTATTGACATAGAAACCTATGGTCAAACGGGCGGCGAGGCTTCCTTCTTCAATCGTGTGCCGGGGCCAATATACGACTTCTATGATTCTTTTGCCGCTCCTCCCAATGTTCCTCCCGTACCTTCATCAACCCTAGAAACTCCTAACATGATGGGTGAGCTAGGCTCCTTGGCCGTACCCTACTTGGCAGGCCATATTGGCGATGCCGCAGGTCAGCGAGCCTTCGAAAGCCGGGGAGCCACCTCTTTCCTAGATGACCTGTATGGTGGTGCGGGAGACACCTATGAAAATGCTGGAACCTGGATAGACGGGCTGTTTGGCTCAACACCGCAGACCCCGACGTATACTCCAACTCTCCCAACCTCGCCGACCCCTCCTTCAGTACTGAATCCGCCGAATTCGGGCGTATCAACACCGGGTTCTTTCGACCCCCAGGCTATCTGGGCGGGCGAAGGGGGCTATGCTGACAACTTCAGCAAGAATCTCCAGTATGGAGGATTTCAGGGAGGAGCGCTAACCTTTATAGGTTCTCTTGGCCTTAATCTCCTGTTCGGTAACGGAAGCACTGGTGACGCCCTTGCTAGTGCCGCTGGTTCTGGAGTAGGATATGCCCTTGGAAACGCCATTCTACCGGGTATAGGCGGTCTGGTCGGTGGATGGCTTGGGTCAAAAATCGTGAGTTGGTTTTAATATGCAGCCAAACAAACAAGTTCAAGAACTCCTGCTTCAGAGGCTTAATGCCTTTTCTCCTGAGGATGTTCAGGCGCTGGATATGGAGATTGGCCCGAGGGCCGCTATGACCCTTATGAAGCTGCTTCCAGAGGTTGATTTTGTATTCATGCAGCTACAGTCCACGAGAGAACAGTTTGCGGAGCAAATCGCACAGATGCCGCAGGAAGTTGTTCGGGGTCAGCAACAGCAACCTCAAGTTGGTGCGCTAAACGGTCTTAATCCCTCACAGGGCATAAGATGACTAAGAACGTGAGGAACGCTGAACTGACGGATATCACGTCCATGCTGTACCTTCTAAACGTCATGCAGATGGAGTCCGGTAAGAATAACGTAGACTGGTTCAAGGTTGCTCACGTAGTTGTTGATTGTATTCGACAGCGTCTTGTCATGGTGTACACCACCGACGAGGGCGTGATCATAGGGTCTATCGGCGGGGCAGTGACCTCTGAGTGGTATTCCGAAGAATCTTTACTAGGAGACTATTGGTTCTTTGTTCATCCCGACTATCGTGTGTCCCCAGCAGC